ACACCGCATGTGTTTCGTAGAATTGCGTAGGACTTCCAACGACGGTCCCAGAGAAGTTGATGACCGAATGAGCCAACTCAACAGTGTGGAAGACTTTGCTCCCATCCAAGAAGGCAACTCCATCCCAAGACGATAAAGTCTCAAGATAGGGCCCAATTGGTAAGAACCAGTCGACCACAAAAGAGAGAGGCAATATCTCCCATCCAAGGTTAATGGGATTTGTAAAACCGGTCTGGGCAAGAAAAGATTTGAAAGGATCTTCGATTTTGTACCTAAGCACGAACTTGCACTTCGTCTTGACGAGAATTGAATGCTCGCCAGCCTTAGAGCTAGTCATGGTATGGTGCATAATCGGGATCTTAATAATCTTGACCGCTTGACCGTTCGCCGTCACCCGCTTAACTACAAGGGCCGAAGCGCTGTTTAGGCGCTTAAGCGCATTCATCGTTCCATAGATATCTTGGAGTAAAGGCTTCCAACCATACTGAAGCTCAAGCCAATTACTGGCAAAAGACTTCGATAAGGAAGGACCAACTCCATTAAATCTAGGAAGATGACCACTCCATAAAGCATCGATAGCACCGGGAATATTTCCCTTTTTAAGTGCTAAAGCGGCTTTAGCTAAGCGTTTGGCAGTGTTGCCAATCAGCTTAACGGTTTGACCTATTTGAGCAAAGTCTTGCGCGAGATTAGCTTCAATATCGAGCTCGGCTTTGGCAATTAGGTTCCGGAGTGCTTTTAGTTCAGAGTCTGCTAAATGAGCAGAATTATCTGGCGGGGCAAGATAGTGGAGAGTGAACTTGGAGAACTCATTTTGAAAAGATGGGTTCGCCGGTGCAGCAACTTGAAAGGAGCTGTACCCGTCCACAATCTCGGTTATCTTCACAGTATGCGGATTAACCGGTAACTGTGATTTCTTCAATTTGCCAAACCCAGGAGTTCTCACCCCGGTCCAATCGCGCCTATAACAGAGATAGGAGGAGGGAGCGTGATTAACGCTATACCCCGCTCCAAACTTCGTCTCCGTAATAGAATCGAAAGACCGGAAGAGAG